CATTATTTTCAAGATATACAGTAAAAGATGGCTTGTTTACAGTTACAGCTTCATTATTTGCTAGAGAGCTAACAAGATTTGGAGATATTTTTACAGCAGATTGGCCTACTGATGCATTTTCATCTTCTTGCACCATATATACTTTTGAATGATTCGCGAATTTAATTAAATCACCAGCTTTAAGAACGCCTGTAGTTGCTGAAAAGCCATCCATATTCACAGTCTCAGCACCTGCCGAATGTGCGGTGTTTACGAGTATGTCTGTTTCGTTTTTACTTGCACCTAAATTATCTAATGGTGCTTGTATTGTAAAGTTACCAATAGCACCTTTTTGTTTTTGTAAGAAAGCAAATATCTCCTGTGCTTTCTCTTGTTGTATTGGTGGCATTTGAACTGTAAATGAAAAATACTGAGAACCTATTTGTCTTGCAGACTTTTTGCCTGATAGTGTTTGATTCAGTAATGTAGGCCTGTTGTCTTGAAAGTTTATTGACCTAAAGTTTGGGTCTGTTGGAAATGCACCGCTCATTACACTATTCCCATTTTGCCTTGAGTATTCATAGCATTGTTAATTATTTGTGTTATTAATCCTTTTCTTGATGTTAGTAACTGGTCAAATCCAGCAGCATCAACTGTTGATATGTTGAAGTTTACTGTGGGTGCTGCTTGTTGAGCTTGTCTAGGCTGTGCTTTTGTATGATCTATAACAGTTTCATTTGGATGTAGTATAGCTGCGAATCCACCCCTTCCATCCAATCCTCCAGCTCTTGAACCTTTGCCTGTAAAACCACCGCCCTCATAAGAGCTGTCAAATAATGTGTCACCATCTGTTAGTGCATCATAATCCATGTTTGCGGAAACTTTATCTCTTGTCTTTCCTAGAATAGAGCCAAAAGATGTAAACATTTTGTCAATAACAAGTTTTTGAACTGCTATTCTAATAAGCTCACGAACAATGCTAGTTGCAAAATCTTTGAAATTAGCCTTGCCTGTTTCTAAAAAATCCATTGTAAGCTTTGTCATTCCATCATAAGACTTTTTAAATACATTTTGCATCTCATCTTGCATTGATTTTATGCCTTGATAAAACTTACTATAACCATCTTCAGCTGCTTTAAGGAACTTTTCTAAAGATGTTAATTGTCTAAAACCTGTTTCGTCAGACCCCTGATCTTCATTTCTTTCACCAAAGATGATTTCTGTAATAGATCGCAAATCTGCTTTATCTATAACCATATCGCTAATTTTAGCTATTTTTTCAACATAAGATTCTATCTTTGATTTTATGTCTGATGAGTTGCTGGTTGGGTCAGGTATTAAATCTATTGTTGGTAATTTATCTGCTCCTAGTTTATCTTTTATCCATTGCGGAACTAAATCTAGATAACCATTAATTTCATTAACGCCATCATTAACCTTGCCTATAATAAAATTAATAAAACTATTAAAGGTTTGCTTGACTGGCATAATTAACTTTTCTTCAAAAGCTAATTTGACCTGCTGACCAAAAATTTTAAAATGTAAAATCATTTTTGGAATATCTTTTTGAACTATCCTATTAAAAATATCAACCAATGTATTTCTAAACATATAAATAGCCATAATAGCGGTAGTTACTATTGTTAATATAGCAGCAAATGGATTTGCCATTATAGCAACAGTAAATGCTTTAAATGCAAAGGTGGCAGCTATCACAGCTGGTATAAATAATGCATCTATATTTTGTGCAAAAAACCCTATTACCTGTGCTACTTTAGAGAACCCTTCGGTTGCTTCTTGTATATCACCAACCATAAACTGAAAATTGTTTCGCAAAGCAACTCCAGCTTGGCCTAGCGTCATAGGCATTTTGTTTATTTCTTCGTTGGTCTTTTTAGTCCCAGCAATAAGAATCGGCATTACTGTTTCGGCTGTTAGCTTTCCAGCATGACCAAACTCCCTAAGCTCACCAATGGTCATATCTAAACCATCGGCTAACATCTTTGTTAGGATGGTGTTATTTTCCATTACAGAACGTAACTCATCCCCTCTCAAAGCACCTGAAGCTAAACCCTGTGCTAACTGTCTAGCTGAGTTATTTGCTTCTTGAGCATGAGAGCCAGCAATAATAAAGGTATTTGCCACAGTTTGTGTTGCATCTGCAACATCTCTTTGGGTAGCACCCAAATGCTCTGTAGCTAAAGAAAGTCTTGTGTATAACATTGCTACAGCATCAAAGTCAGACCTTGAATCTGCTGCTATTCTTCTCATGTTATTCATAGCAACCGCTGTTTCAGATGCACTTCCCGTTAAGGCGTTCATCCTATTTTCAACACCAATCATTACGTTGGCAGCTTCAATAATTTCTCTTGCACTAAAAGCTGCCATAATGGCATTTCTTAAGCCTGATAATGCGTTGCCAGCACCTTTAACATTTTTCTTAAAGTTATTTACAGCTTTAGCAGATTCATCATTACCTACAATGCTGAAGCTAATGTCCGCCTTAGTTAGTGCTCCCATTTCTTTCTTCCTTTATCTCAAGATAAGCCAACCAACCCTGAAACTCCTCTACTGTAATCTCTTCAAGTTCAGTTAGAGTTTTGTTTAGTTTTTCAGCCAAAGCATATTTAATGTATAGCTGCTTATCTTTAATTACTTTTTTTTAATTTCTTCCTGTGAAACATTATTCATTATTTCACTAGATACTCTAATTAATACATCTCTATCAACCCTCTCCAATAAGGTTTTCTTATCAGCGATAGTAAATAACTTTTCACCAGCTTCGTCTAATGCTTTATAAATTAAAACATAGGTTAAAAGCTGGACATCATCATCTTTAGCTAGCTTCATAAACTTAGAAGTCTCTGAAAGAGTTATGGGTTTGCAATAAATCTTTAATGGATTATGCTCATCCTCACCCCATTCAGGGACTTCTATAATTCTAGTCTCTAAGCTATCAAAATGCTTCCTTGCGTTATCTATTACTGACATCGTTTTATACTGTTGATTGTGTCAATGCACCTGTACCCTGTACAGAAACACTAGCTTCAACCAAACCATCAAATGAGCCACTTCTTGTTACTCCAGTAACAATAGCAGTTCCAGCATAATAAATATCACCACTTGTATCGCCTTCAGGATAAACATTCAATGTTACTTCAGAACCAATGCTTAAAGCACCCTGTCCATTAGTATCGGTTTCATCCCAAAATACATCCAAACTTCCTGAGAAAGTAGTCAATGATGATTTATAGGTTCTAGCTGAGTCTCCCATTGTAGTATCTTCTAAAGTATCAGCAGATTCTTCAAGAGAATAGGATTTTACTTCAGCTACAGCATTAGTACCGACTTTTACAGTACCCTCACTTCCTTTATGTGTTGCCATTTTCTTTTACCTCGTCTTTCGACTTTTTTTTGGAAGAAGGTTTAATTTTGTCTTGCGACTGGACTGCTTCTTCCTTCCAACCCATATTCTTCATTGACTCAACCTTAGTGGGATGAGCAATTACAGAGCTTTTACCATTTGGACTAATTAGTTTCATAATTATCTCCTATTATACCGCTACATCAGGATTGGTTTCCTGAACATAGTAGTTTGTTAAAAAAGTTAGAGTTACATAACCTACTGGCTGTTCTCCATCTCCTGTGTATTCTATTTCAGTTGATTCAACATAAGTATCTTTTGCTAAACCCCCCAATGTTCTATCAGCAGAAATTGCTTCTTCAACTTCTTTGCTTATTGTATCAATAGTATCATCAAAGTTGCTAGTCGCTTTGCAATATGCTTCCACAACCACTGTTAGTTCTCTGCTCATAACCCTATCAACACCTATTACTATAGGCTCAGATGATTCTGATTTTGTATAAATAACTAAAGAAGGAAGGGTATCTTCTTGTAGTGTATAGACCCTAGACTCATAAACATTAGAGCCTGTTGTTGTAAGACCTGTTAATGTAGTGCCAAAGTATTCTCTGATCTGCTGTCTTACATGATTAGCCATTATTGAACCTCAAGTAGTAACGAGGTCATGCCTAAGTTGTCATGCTCGTAATTTATAACTTTATAAGTTGTTGATGGTTTTATTTGTGTACCATCTAAATTTTTTATAGCTGGAGCAACGATAGTATCTCCAAAAGCTATACTTGGTATATCAGTAGTCTTACTTTGTGCTACTGGTTGATACCCTTGAACTGGTAATCCTGCTGTATCTATATCTACATACTCTTGATTCAGGATGACGTTGATAGAAGAAGATGAACCACCTGTAGGTGTGTAGGTAACTTTAATACCATGACCATAGGTGGCATCTAAGTAGCCATCGAAATCTCTATCAAATTCCATTGGCATAATTACTTCTTGGCTCTCTTTTTAACAGGCTTTACTTCAGAAGTTTCTAAACCAACACTTCTTTCAGTCTTTTTAGGTTTTGGCTTTTCAACACAAACCTCTGCCTTTTGATAACCACACAAAGAATGACCTTCAACTTCATTAAGCTCTACTATATCTCCAGCATGAACTTTAGAACCACCAGCCATTGTATCTTGTAATATTTTATATTTTTTCATATTTAAGGTAGGGGTGTTTCCACCCCCATTCCATTTAAGCATCAGTTAATTAGTCTGAAGATTTACAGAAAGATACTGCATGTCTTACAGCTACATCAACAGTTTGTAGAGCAACAATTCTTACTCCACCTGATGTTGATAATGCATAAGGGTCAACTTGAATATCAAGACCGCCATACATACCAATTAATAGGTCTGCAAAGTTACCAAAGTAGAAGTCACCACTTGTTACTTGATTACTTCTGACAACATTATATCCGTTCATAGTGTTATCAGGATTAACAACAAACTGAGCTGTATTAGTAGCTTTTTCAGTTGTTTTTAAAGTACCAAAGTCAGCAGGTCTACAAATGTAACCTAAAGAACCATTTAATGCGTTGTCATTAGCAACAGCACTTTCCATAGCCACGATCTCAGCCCATGTTGGGTTAGCAGCAGCAAAAGTTGTAGTGTTAATACCTGTAGTATTAGCAATACCTGTTGGTTGACCGCTTGAACCTGAACCAGCTAAAGCACCTAAGTCAATTGCAGTAGCGATTGATTTTGTTAGGTCATCTCTGATTAAGTTCTCAACATCTAAAGAAGATTGTTGTAGTAAAAGTCTTGTTACATCAGTATGAGCACCAATTACTTTAGGAGTCATAGTTACTGAACCAGCAGTGAACTCAGACTCAGCAGAAGCTGCACCTTCAGTTGCAATCCAACCAGCAGAAGCACCAGCAGTTTTCTTAGGTATTACAACATTTCCTTGTAATCCTCTTAATATTGTTGCTCCAGCTTGCATTACTGATGACTCATTTCTGAGTATATCAATAAAGTCATTTCCTCTGTAATCTTCAGCTACTAGAGTTGAATCATCAGATGTGTTTAAGTCTCTTTTCCCCCAGCTTCTTAGAACTTCAGCAGGAAGCATAATGCCTTGTGCATCTTTGCCATACTGTCTAGCAGCTTCAGCAGAACATTCAAATTCAAATGCTGCATCTTCTTGTGCCTTTCTGTCTGAAGGGTTTGCCATTGCTCTTATAGCTTTAATTAAGCTAAAGTCTCTGACTTCTTCTTTGCTCATGCCAATTTCTGAAGGAGTTTCTAGTGGTTGATTGTTAGAAATATTTTCTAATAATACACCTCTAAATTCTTCTACAGATACGCCATCTGCAATTGCTTTGTCAGCTAAATCTCTTTTATTGTGTCTAGCTGCTAAATCTATGATCTCTTTTGAGTTTCTTTTAAATTCAGCTTTAGCTTCATCAATAGTCTGAGTTCTAACTTCTTCAAGATTAATATCTTTATTTTCCATTGTTATTACCTCTATATTATTAATAGTTTGTTTATCTTTAGAACGACCAACTCCAACAAGCCTTGACTGGTCAGCAGGAACGCTTACAGAAGAAACTTCCATAGGTGTCCATTGAGCTTTGTAGTAAGTCTCATCATCTTTGTTCATTCTTGTTAATTTATCGACTCTGTAACCAACTGAAATGTTCATTCGTATACCATCAGCTACATCTTCAAATACTTCACGAGCTAAAGCAGATTTACCAAATCTAACTACCGCAGTTGTCCTCTTTGCAGTCTCATCCAATTTGAATTCTTCAATCACACCAATTTGCTTTTCCATATTATGGTCTAACAAAAGTGGGGCACGTCCCGAATTTATAAACTCCATGTTTATATCATCAGCCGAATGTCCTAGCACTTCCATGCCAAAACTACGTTCTACAGGTTCTTCACTAGAAACGCCTATACGAACTATTCTCTTTTCTTCGTCAAGATAAGAATGTTTGGATAGATCAATAGTCCTAAATTTCATAGGCATATCAATTACTTTCCTCTCTTCTTCACTTGATTCATCCATAGAGACTTCATCAGTTGCTTCTAATTCTTCACCTTCATGTTCTACATCCTCATGCTTCTCAAATTCAACAATAACAGTATTGTCAGTTTCAGTAACATTAAGGATATGTCTATCTTCTTTATTCATAGATTTCTCCTCTTCATTTGTTAATAAAGGATGTTTTTCCGACCCTTCCAAGTCAAAACTTTTTTCATTTTTCATTTGATTGACCAATTTTCTTGACCAACTAAATCCAGCATCTCCACCCCATAATGCCCAAGCTATTCTTCCATTTGATGGATAGCCCTTCTCTCCCTGTCTGAATCCTTGAGCTTTTTT